CAGTCATACTTTGATGCTCAAGAATGGGCGAGTGCAAGAGAGTGGTATCTGAAACGAGCAGAGATGGGAGGATGGGATGAAGAAGTTTTTTATGCGTTGTATCGCTATGCAATCTGCGGATCTATCGTACATGAAAACTCTAACAGAGCCGAAGGTCCGTCTTTCCCCGAAACTGTGCAAGAATTCATGAACGCATGGAATTATCGTCCGGGTCGAGCAGAGCCTCTCTATCAGTTATCAAGAATTTATAGAGCGTTGGGAAAAAATCCGATTGCTTATATGTTTGCACAACAGGCGAAAAAGATCCCCTACCCTCAAAATGATATTCTATTCCTACCTCAAGACCTCTATGCATGGCAACTAGATGACGAACTTTCCTCGACCGCTTTTTATGTTGGGGAATATCAGGATGGATACGAGGCGTGCATGAGACTCCTTCAGGAAAATAAATTCCCTGAAACAGAGCGTCAGAGAATCATGACAAACCTTGAGCAATACCAACTTGCTATGCAGCATATTGCAATGCAGCAGCAACAAATAGAGCAGCAGCAGGTAGAGTTGAATCAGCAGATTGAAAAGGAGCGTGAAGCAGATAAACAAGATAGGGTGGAAAGACACAAGCAGCAGGTTCAGGCTCGAACAAAAGCAAAGAATCGTAAGAAAAGAAAGCAATCCAGTAAGGCTCGAAAGGCTCAAAGAACCTAAATAGGTTGGGGAAAAGTTATGCCAGCAGGAAACTACAACATTCAAGTAGATCAGGGTTCGACCTTTATCTTTTACATTGAGTATCAGACAGAGGGAGGAACAGGAGAAGATCTTAGAGGGTATACCGCTGAAATGCAGGTTAGAAGATCTGTAATTGATCCTGCGATTATCCTACAAGTTTCGGGTGGTGTTTCTGGAAACAACGCAGGAGTGACACACGGAGGGGACACTGGAGAGTTTGTTGTTGGTGCAACTTTCTCTGGAACAGTTGGATCAGGTGGAATCACTGTAAACGGGTCAACTGTTGGTGTTGATGGAACAAGTGGTGGAATATACGTTTTTGTTGATCACACAAGTATGAGCAAAGTCCCTGCTGGTAAACACTTTTACGATATCGATATCAAGTCTCCCGGTGGAACTGTTGAAAAGATTCTCGGAGGTCGATTTGAAGTTTCAGGAGAGGTGACGAGATGAAAATAAAAATTCATCAAACCCTACCAAATAAGGTTGAAGTGCAAAGCAAAACCCATATAATTGTGAGGAAGAAGACTGCAACAGTCACTCGACTAAATGTAAACTAATTATAATGGAGACAGCCGTGACTACCACTTTAGGATACTACAAAATTCACGAAGAAGCAATCGAACCCCGGTTTTCAACCTCGGGTTCGGCTTGTTTTGATCTATTCGCTTATTTACCAACGGTCTATTCTCACTACCCGAATGATAGAACGAAGGATCTAGAGCGTCCCCACATCTCTGTTTGGAACTCAGAAAATAAAAAGATCGAGAGAACCTACGCTCAGAGATGGGATGAAAACGAACCTCTCCCAACAGTGACCATCGAGCCGAAAGAAAGAGCCTTGATTCCCACGGGACTGATTCTTGATATCCCGAAAGGCTTTTCTGTTAGACTGCATACGCGATCCAGCACCTCACTCAAGAAGGGTCTAATTATGCCGAACGGGGAAGGTATCATTGACTCTGATTATTATCATGAGTGTTTCATGATGTTGCTGAATGTGTCAGATGTCCCCGTGCATATTACACACGGCGAAAAGATTTGTCAGGCTGAACTCATAAAAACATTTGACTTTGATCTCACAGAGACTACAATACAACCTACGCAATCCACAGAGCGTGTGGGTGGCTTTGGAAGCACAGGAGTATAATATGAATCGGGAAGAACTATTAGAGCATCACGCTGAACTCTGCCAGCAGGCGATTGACATCATGAAGCAGAAAAATCATGACTACGCTGGTAAAGGTGGAGAACAGCCTTTTGCAAACTTTGAACGATGTGAGTCGATGGGTGTCTGTTCCGTAGAGCAGGGTTTCCTTGTTCGAGTTGTTGACAAGGTGTCTCGACTCTCGACGTTCACCTCTGCGGGTGAACTAAAGGTCAAGGGTGAATCGTGGCATGATGCTGTTCTAGACATCATCAACTACATGATTCTGTTTAGCGGATATGTCACATCGAAGGAAAACGATGATTCGTAATGCACTTATCGTTCTTTCTCTTTTTACAACAACCGCACATGCAATCACCGACAAAGAACTCAACGATGTTCTTGCAGCGATTCGCGTAGTCGAGTCAAACAACAATCCCAATGCAGTTGGAGATAATGGAAATGCAATCGGCATTTATCAAATTTGGAAACCTTATTGGAAGGATGCTACTGAGCGTAGCGGTATTGACGGTAAGTATCTGGATTGTTATAATGTTGATTATGCGGATCGTATCGTTCGTGCTTACATGAAGCGATATGCAACCGAGCGTAGGTTGGGTCGCAAAGTAACTCAAGAGGACATTGCACGAATTCATAATGGTGGACCGAACGGCTACAAGAAAGAATCCACAGAAAAGTACTGGTCAAAGGTAAAGAAGATTTTGAATGGGTAAGTTTTACACTAGTGTCATTCCATATGGGGACACTATTCTACATCGCGGAGTGGATGAAAACGGGGAGCGGTTCTCTTACAGGGAATCGTTTTCTCCTCGTTTTTATGTCCCTGCGAAAGCAAAGACCAAGTTTCGATCTCTAGAGGGTCAGTATCTAGAAGAAGTGTCATTCGGAGGAATGGGTGATGCAAGAGACTTTATCAAAAGATACAACAACGTCCCAAACTTTGAGATATTTGGTAACATCGACTATGTGTATCAGTTTATCGGCGACTCTTACGCCGGTGATATCGACTATGATCTAAACAAAGTAGTCATTGCATTTATCGATATCGAAACCACATGTGAACTAGGTTTTCCTGATGTGAGAAATCCAGAGGAACAAGTAAATGCGATCACCATGCGGGTTGGTGATCGTCGGTGGGTGTTCGGTCTCGGTGAGTTTCATATTGATGATGAAAACATTGAGTGCTTCGCATATGATGAAGAGGAACAACTGCTTGATGGATTCATTACCAAGTGGAGAGAGATTGATCCTGACGTTGTGACTGGTTGGAACGTCAAGTTTTTTGATATCCCATACTTGGTCTCTCGTATCGACAAACTTCTCGGATCAAGTGCCGCTAATCTTCTCTCCCCGTGGAAACGGATTCGAGAAAAGAATATCGGAACGATGAACGGCGATCAACTAACCTACGAGATTCAGGGTGTTGCTACCCTCGATTACTATGATCTCTACAAGAAGTTTACGTTTGTAAACCAAGAGTCTTATCGTCTTGATCATATCGCTTTTGTGGAACTCGGTGAACGTAAACTATCTTACGAAGAGTTTGATAGTATGTCTGAGTTTTACAAGAAAGACTTTCAGAAGTTTATCGAGTACAATGTCAAAGACACCGATCTGGTGTATCGACTCGAAGAAAAAATGAAACTTCTAGAACTGTCATTTGCTCTTGCCTATTCTGCGAAAGTAAACTTCAATGATGTGTTCTCTCAGGTTCGGACTTGGGATTGTATCATCTATCACTATCTTCGGGATCACAACATTATGATTCCTCCGAAGAAGAATCAAGAGAAGCAGTATCAATATGAAGGTGCGTATGTCAAGGAACCGATTGCAGGTATCCACGACTGGATTGCATCATTCGACCTCAACAGTCTGTATCCACACCTCATTATGCAATACAATATTAGTCCCGAAACAAAAGTTGACATGCCTATAGTTCCGGGTAACCCTCACTGTATCACTGCAAATAACATTCTTCTTGGGTCTGCTCATCACATGAAGGGACCGCAAAAATGTGATCAAGAACTTACCAAGAGAACACAGCAAGGATACTCCGTTGCAGCGAACGGAACGTGTTACACGAAGGAATATCAGGGATTCCTTCCATCGCTCATGGACAAACTGTACCAAGAGCGAAAGATGTACAAGAAGAAAATGATTGAGTGTCAAAAGCGTCAACAAGCAGGCGAGGACATGGGTAACGAAATTGCGAAATACAACAACTTTCAGATGGTTCGCAAGATTCAACTCAACTCCGCTTATGGTGCAATTGGTAATCAATACTTCCGCTACTTTGACGTTCAGATGGCGGAAGCGATCACGACCTCCGGTCAACTTTCGATTCGATGGATCGCTGATCACCTAAATGCCTATTTGAACAAAACAGTAGAAACAGAGGATTATGATTATGTGGTTGCTTCCGATACAGATAGTGTCTATCTTCGCCTTGGGAATCTTGTGGACAAAGTATGTGGGGGTAAGTCCAAGTCGGAGGTGGTTGACTTCCTCGACAAAGCGTGTGAGCAAATAATCGAACCCTACATCGAAAAGGCATACAACTTACTTGCCGTAAAGATGAATGCGTTCGCAAACAAGATGATCATGGGTCGGGAAGTCATCGCAGACAAGGGTGTATGGACTGCGAAGAAAAGATACATGCTCAACGTGCATGATTCCGAGGGTGTTCGCTATGCAGAGCCTAAGTTGAAGATCATGGGTATCGAAACAACTCGGTCATCTACCCCACAGGTTGTTCGTGATGCACTCAAGGAAACTATCGCACTAATCTTGCAGACAGATAACGATACCGTCATCGATTACATCGATAAGTTCCGCAAAGAGTTCAAGTCGCTTCCCATCGAGGACATTGCTTTCCCTCGGGGGGTCAAGGGTCTCAAAAAGTATCACTGTCCCACTCATATCTACAAGAAGTCTACACCAATCGCAGTCAAGGGATCTTTGATCTTCAATCGAAAACTCAAAGACATGGGACTCGACAAGAAGTACACCTCGATTCGTGAGGGCGATAAAATCAAGTTTGTCTATCTCAAAGTTCCAAACTTATTCGGAGAGAGAGTGATTTCATTTTCCTCAGGCTTTCCAAAGGAATTTGAACTAGATAGATTTGTAAACTATGACATGCAATTCGAGAAAGCATATTTGGAACCGCTCAGTAATATTCTCGATACCATCAACTGGCATACTGAGAGAATCAACACATTGGAGAGTTTATTCGGATGAACGTACAACTAGTAAAAATTATTACGGGTGAGGAAATCCTCTGCGATCTTGAAATCGATGAGAGTCCCGAAGGAACATCATACATTATGAAGCACCCTACCATTCTGATTCCACAAGGTAATCAAAGCATGGCGATGCTTCCGTACATGCCTATGGCGGAGTTTGAGGATAAAACTCTAACGCTTCCTGAACGTAACGTCATTGCGGTTGCAAAAGCAATCAAGCAAGTTAGAGAGCAATTTGAACAGTCAATCACAGGCATCGTTGCACCGCCGGAGAAAGAACTAATTACTCCGGGTCTGAAACTTACATGATGGAACTACCCGACCACATGTCGTTAGAGTTTCTTTTCTTGAAATACCTTCTTGTATTTCTGATTGCAGGTAATATAATGGGTGCAATGTATTGGATTCGTAGATGGAAAAAGGATAAAAACAAATGAGTGATTTTCTAAAAAGTATCATCAAAGAAACAGGAAATGAGTATGCGTCAATTGCGGGAGATGGTATCGTTGGGTCTGATGTTTCTGGGTGGGTTGACACTGGATCTTTTGCTTTCAATGCCCTACTTAGTGGCTCTATTCGTGGTGGGATACCTGCTAATAAAATTACTGCCATAGCAGGTGAGTCCGCTACAGGTAAGACTTTCTTTGCATTGGGTGTTTGTAAAAAGTTTCTAGATGATCATCCTGATGCAATGGTTCTGTATTTTGATACGGAGTCCGCAGTCAGTCGTGAAATGTTCGAGGAGCGTGGGATCGATTCTAGCAGGGTGGGTATTTTCCCAGTCGCTACTGTCGAGGAGTTTCGTAAGCAGGCGATTACCATCGTTGACTCTTATCAGGATCAAGATGCATCCGAAAAGAGACCAATCCTCATGGTGCTTGACTCGCTCGGTATGCTTTCCACTGAAAAAGAAATGTCGGATACCGCTGATGGTAAGTTGACAAAAGATATGACTCGCGCCCAAGTGATCAAGTCCACGTTCCGTGTTCTTACTCTCAAGTTGGGTCAGGCAGGGATTCCGATGATCATGACAAATCACACTTACGATGTAATCGGTTCAATGTTCCCCCAGAAAGAAATGGGTGGTGGTTCTGGTCTCAAGTATGCCGCATCCACTATCGTGTATCTTTCCAAGAGAAAGGTCAAGGAAGGAACCGATGTGATCGGTAACGTGATCCACTGTAAGTTGTTCAAGAGTAGACTCACCAAAGAAAACTCCATGATTGATGTCATGCTTGATTACGAGAAGGGATTGAATCCCTACTACGGACTGGTTGATATTGCGTTGAAGCATGAAATCTTCAAGAAGGTTTCTACTCGCATTGAGATGCCGGATGGAACGAAGGTTTACGAAAAGTCAATCTACAAAGATCCGGAAAAGTATTTCACCGATGATGTAATGGAGAAACTTGATGTTGCAGTCGCTAAAGAATTTAGGTACGGCTCTGATGTGGTGGAGGAAGAACCACCCACTCCTGCCGTTGACACCGAGTGATGTAGTTCGCTACACTTTCGCAAATACATCAGGTGAAACACAACATCTTAGAATATTGTCAGGCGATTACGAGGGAATTGTTTTCGCCTACAATAATGTTCGTGTCCATGAAGAGACAGAGCAGGCTAGATTTGAATTTACATTTGATGTTGTAGAAAACCCGAATATGGTTGACACCAGTGGGGAATCGTTTACAATGATTCTCGGTGACATTCTTGTAGATGTCATTGAGAATCAGATGCAGCAAGGTAAGGATTTTTTGAATGAGACTAGAGGAAACGATTCTAAAGAGTCTGATTCACAATGATGAGTATGCGAGGAAAGTTCTTCCATTCATGAAGGACGAGTACTTTTCTGAAAAGACCGACAAGATCATTTTCAAAAATGCGGTGGAGTTTTACGCAAAGTATAACACAGCACCCACTCACGAATCGATTGTGATTGACACTGAAAAACTGAATATTACTCAAGAGGAGGTGACCGAAATCGGAGAAACTCTAAAGAGGATCTCTGACGATACTGAGCAGAATGATACACAGTGGTTGCTCGATAAAACCGAATGGTTCTGTCGAAAGAAAGCAATCGAAAACTCTATCGGAGAGTGTATTCAGATTCTTGGGGGTCACTCTAAAGATAAGACCGAACATGCGATGCCTGAAATTCTACAGGAAGCAATCGCAGTTTCTTTTGACAACAGCGTGGGTCACGATTACATCGAGGACTCCGATGAAAGATACGAGTTTTACCACAAGGTTGAGACAAGGGTTCCGTTCGACCTATCTCACTTCAACACAATCACGAACGGTGGCACGCCGAACAAGACTCTGAATATTATCATGGCTGGTACTGGTGTGGGTAAATCCATGTTCATGTGTCACCATGCTGCGAACTGTTTGTCGCAGGGAAACAATGTCCTGTATATCACATGTGAGATGGCGGAGGAGCGTATCGCAGAAAGAATCGATGCGAATCTCATGGACATCACTCTTGATGATTTGAAAGACTTGCCGAAACAGGTCTACAAGAAAAAGATCGACAGACTGCAAACTGACATCAAGAGCAAGTTGATCGTAAAGGAGTATCCGACTGCTGTTGCGAACGTGACACACTTTAGGAATCTACTAGACGAACTGAAACTCAAGAGAAAGTTTGTTCCCGATATCATCTTTGTGGATTATCTAAATATCTGTGCTTCGTCAAGGATGAAGATGGGATCATCCATCAACTCTTACACATATATCAAGGCTATCGCGGAGGAACTAAGAGGTCTTGCAGTCGAGCGAAATGTTCCGCTCTGGTCTGCAACGCAAGTCAACAGAACTGGGTTTACCTCCACCGATATTGGACTGGAGGATACCTCTGAGTCATTCGGTCTTCCCGCTACTGCTGACTTCATGTTTGCACTGATCGCTACTGAGGAACTAGATGAACTCGGTCAGGTGCTTGTAAAACAACTAAAGAATAGATACAACGACTTAGCATCGAATCGTAAGTTTGTAGTCGGGGTCAATCGAGCGAAGATGAAGTTCTTCGATCTGGAAGACTCAGCCCAAGCGGGTTTGGTCGGGACGGGTGCCGGTTACAATGGTAAAAACTTTGATCAGGACTTCACGGTAGACAAGAAGTTCAATGATGATAAATTTACGGATTGGAAAATCTAGGAGATAAGTATGAGCAATCCAAATAAAACACCAAAGCGTCCTCGGGCTCAAAGCGAGGAAGAGATTCTAGAAGAGTGGAAGCAGTGGGCGGAGGAGTGGATTGAGGAAATTGAACAGGATAATTCTGAGACGGACGATTGAGGAATAATTTATATTATGAGTTTGTATATCGATAAGTCATTCATCAACCGCGTGTCGGGTGGTCTAAGAAATTTCAAGTGGAAACGAGACGGTCTTGCAAACTGTTCCTGCCCCATTTGTGGGGATTCTCAGAAGAACAAAAGTAAGGCGCGTGGTTTCTTTTTTGTGAAAGGTAATGACTTCTTTTACAAGTGTCACAACTGTGGTTGTGGTAAGAACCTTTACAATTTTTTACAGGAGGTATCTCCATCCTTATGTAAAGAATATGCACTTGAAAGATGGAAAAATGGAGAGTCGGGAAAGTCAAACTATAAGAAGCCGGAAGAAAAGAGTATGTTTACATTTGACCGTAAACCCAAACCCAAGGACTCCTCAAAGTATCTCAAAGAGTGCATTCGAGTGGATAAACTTGAAAAGGATCACTTTTGTCGGGAGTTCCTTGACATCAGGATGATTCCAAAAGAAGCACACAAACTTCTATATTTCTCAGAGAACTTTGGTAAGTTCATGAAAAAGATGGATCCCGAGCATCTAAGCACATGTGGATGGGAACCTAGATTGGTGATTCCATTCTATAATAAAAATGGGGATGTTGTTGCCGCTCAAGGTAGAGCGTTGAACATGAAAGACGAAAACAACGCAAGGATGACTGCGAAGTATCTAACCGTAAAGACAGATAAATCATCGGATAGACTTTGGTACGGTCAATGGAGAGTGGATCCTAAAAAGAGGATTTACATTGTGGAGGGACCACTTGATAGTTTGTTCATTCCCAACACTATCGCTATGGTTGGTGCCGGTGCGTTGGATCAAATCCCACCACATCTCATGAAAAGCGAGGGAGTTTACGTCCTAGATAACGAACCAAGAAACAGACAAATTGTTCGCTATATCGAGAGACTAATCGAACTTGGTAAAAACGTGTGTATCTGGCCTGAGAGTGTGAGTGAGAAAGATATCAACGATATGGTTCAGACTGGAAAGAGTCCATCAAAGATCAAAAAGATCATCGATAAGAATACTTTTAGTGGACTCGAAGCAAGCCTAAAACTAACACAATGGAGAAAAGTGTGAAAGTATTAGATAATGGACATGTTCATCTAGTTGACAGCATGGGAACGGATCTAACCGTGTGCAACGCTGCCCGTGTTTCTTTTGCGAAAGAAACTGATTGGGTAATTGATGAGAAAGCACAGGAAAGACTCAAGGATACAGGTTCTAGTTTTAGAGTTGAGGACTTGTACGTTCTAAGCGAGGGTGACGAAAAACTTATTCGTTATCTTGCAAAGCACAAGCACTGGACGCCTTTTGCTCACCCGCAGATCATCCTTCGGATCAAAGCACCAGTGTCTATTCGCACACAGTTCTTCAAGCATAAACAGGGATTCGTTGAGAATGAAATCAGCAGACGCTATGTCTCGTTCGAGCCTGAGTTTTATCATCCAAAATGGAGAGGTAAACCCACGAATGGTGCGAAGCAGGGGTCTGAGGATTTTATAAATATCTCACCTGATGTGGACAAGACTTTTGAAAATATGTTGAGGGGATGTTACGCAACATATGAACAACTCTTGAGTGAAGGTGTCGCTCCAGAGCAAGCAAGATTTGTTCTTCCGCAGGGAATGTATACCGAGTGGTATTGGACTGGGAGTCTTGCCGCTTTTGCAAGATTTTATTCGCAGAGAATTGACGAACATGCACAGTGGGAAATTAGAGAGTACGCAAAGATCATTGGAGAAATTATTCGACCTTTGTTCCCAGTTTCGTGGAAATACTTGACTACTAAATAAACCATTGTATAATATGAAAAACCAAAAAGGAAAAACTATGTCGCTACCTTCACTATATCAAGACTTTATTCACCTATCACGTTACTCTCGTTGGGTTCCCGAACTCGGTCGCAGAGAAACATGGGAGGAGACTGTGGGTCGCTACTTTGATTTCTTTGAGGATCATCTCAAGGAAACATGTGGATATAAAGTGAAGAAAGATGAGCGAGAGGAACTAGAAACCGCTGTTATCAATCTTGAGATTATGCCGTCTATGCGTGCCTTGATGACTGCGGGTGATGCTCTCAAAAGAGACAACGTAGCCGGTTACAATTGCTCGTATGCAAGTGCGAATCGTGTCCGATCATTTGATGAAATTCTTTACGTTCTCATGTGTGGCACTGGTGTCGGTTTCTCTGTCGAGCGAGAGTTTGTTGATCGTCTTCCCACCATCGCAGAGGAGTTTGAGCAGAGCGATACAACCATCGTTGTTGGTGACTCGAAGATCGGTTGGGCGAAGTCGTACAAAGAACTTATCTCTCTCCTGATTGGTGGACAGGTTCCAAACTGGGATGTAAGTAAAGTTCGACCCGCAGGTGAACGACTCAAGACTTTTGGTGGTCGTGCTTCCGGTCCCGAACCTCTCGTTGAACTTTTCAAGTTTACAGTCGAGACCTTCAAAGCGGCATCTGGTCGTAAACTAACCTCCATCGAATGTCACGATATCATCTGTAAGATTGCAGAGATTGTGGTTGTGGGTGGTGTTCGTCGTTCCGCTCTTATCTCACTGTCATCCCTCACCGACGAAAGAATGCGTGAAGCAAAGACGGGTGCTTGGTGGGAGTTCAACCCACAACGCGCCCTCGCAAACAACTCAGTCTCTTATAAGTCTAAGCCTGAGATTGGAACATTCATGGACGAGTGGGTTTCGCTTTACAAGTCGAAGAGCGGTGAGCGTGGAATCTTCAACCGAGAAGCAGCAAAGAAGACCGTTGAAAAACTAGGGGATCGTCGTGACCCCAACTACGATTTTGGAACAAACCCATGCTCCGAGATTATTCTTCGAGATCGTGAGTTTTGTAATCTCTCCGAAGTCGTTGTTCGTCCGGATGATTCTGCAACCGATCTACAACGTAAAGTTCGTCTCGCAACAATCCTCGGAACATGGCAATCAACACTCACAAACTTCCGATACCTTTCGAGTGAGTGGAAGAAAAACTGCGAGGAAGAAAGACTGCTCGGTGTTTCTCTTACAGGTATCATGGACTCGGTGATCACCAACGGAAAGGCTTCAGGTCTAGAGTCTCTCGGTAGAACTCTTGACGGTCTTCGTGAAGTTGCCGTTCAGACCAATAAGGACTATGCAAAGAAACTAAAGATCAATCAGTCCGCTTCGATCACCTGCGTAAAACCATCCGGTACAGTGTCGCAACTTGTTGATGCTGCATCAGGTATTCATGCGAGACACGGTGATAACTATATCCGAACAGTTAGAGCAGACAACAAGGATCCTCTGTGTCAATTCATGAAGGATCAGGGATTCCCGAATGAAGCATGTGTGATGAAGCCTGATAATGTGACCGTGTTCTCGTTCCCAGTGCAGTCCCCGAAGAACTCTGTGTTTAGAGATGGAATGACTGCTATTGAGCAACTAGAACTGTGGCTCACATATCAGCGTCATTGGTGTGAACATAAGCCGTCTGTCACCATTACGGTGAAAGAGCATGAGTGGATGGAAGTTGGAGCATGGGTGTACCGAAACTTCGATGAGGTTAGTGGTGTTTCATTCCTGCCGTTTTCTGATCACTCTTACAGACAGGCTCCCTATCAAGATTGCACCATTGAAGAGTATAAAGAAATGCTTTCTAAACTGCCGTCTAAGGTTGACTGGACAGAACTTAGAGATTATGAGGAGCAAGATAACACCGCCGGTTCTCAGACATATGCGTGTTCTGGAGATTCGTGTGAAGTTGTTGACTTGACAAACTAAAACAAACAATTACAATATACATAACAGACACCCTTTGATAAGGGTGTAGTACATCATGGATCATCGGAGTTGATGATCTAGTCCAACATAAGGAGACAAATATGTCACAGGACAAAAATTGCGGACAATCGTCCGACTGCTGCTACACTGGCGGCGACGTAGTAACCAAGACTCTTGGTAAGATCGGTGTGTGCCGATCAGCACTTTTCACTCTCGCACTCGTACCGTTTGCGTGGGAAGGTGTGGTTTGGTTCGCGGAGGCGATCCGTTCGCTCTTCGATCTCGTTTCAGGGGTGGGTAACTGATGAATACTTTTAGCATCATCGGAGTTTCAGCCTCCCTCGCTTTTGCGGGTTCGGCTGCGGCGACCGACCACGGTGGAGACACCGTTATTGATAACCTAGACATTTTTGGTGCAGGTCAGGCAGCGGTTTCTGTCGTTGACGGAGACTATGATCTCAGCACCCGTCTGGTTCTTGGCGGATCTTACAAGGTTGATGATGTTGCTTTCAATCTCGTATTCCAAACCACCGACAACGTATCGAATGTAGACGTTCTTTTCGGGAACCTCGCATATGATACCGATACGTTTGGAACCGTGACTTTTGGTCGTTTCCAAAAGGTTTTCTCTGCGGAACTCGCAGACACTTACCTCGGTTTCAACTATGGTCTAACCAACTCTGCTGCTTACGATGCCACCGTCGGCGATGATGTCGCAACTGATGGTATCGCTTGGTCTGCGGGAATGGGTGACCTTTCTTTTGAACTCGTATACGGAGGAACTGATGGTGATCTCAACGACGCCGATTTCTCTGGTCGAGTCGGCTACGATCTTGGAGTTGCCTCTGTAGGATTCGGTTTCTTTGATTCCGATTCTTGGACTGTTGATGTCAGTTCCGGTGACTCCTTTATCTCCTACACGGATGTTGGAGATGAGTGGTATGGAACACTCTTCCTAGCGAAGCGAGATTGCATCGGTGATCTTGGTTTCTATGGTCGAGCCGAAACTGGTTCTGAGTTTGATTATGGTTTTGCGGTTGGTGCAACATACCAACTCGGCGCAAACGCCTTCGTCGCTGCGGAGTATGATTACAACGAGGACGAAGAAAACTCAGTGAATGTCGGAATCAGAATCACCTTCTGATCATACCTGACATCTCAAAAAAGCAACGCTCCTTCGGGGGCGTTGTTTTTTTACATAATGAAACGCTAACAGTATACACATTGATTCATAATACGATTTCTAATAATATACTTCTTTCAAGGAGTAATCATGAAGAAACTAATCGCACTTTTCTCTCTCATCATCACCACTGTTGCAAGTTCGGCAAACATTGATGTCACCGAAGACATCGCAACATC